TATTGTAAACAAAAATGGCCACTATAATAGAGAACATATACACCCCAATAGTTTCTTTTCAGGTGCATTTTATCCTAGCGATGAATATGCAGAGGATTGTGGTAAGGTAGTATTTTTACACCCAGCATTCAAAGAAATGCAATATGATTGGGATGGTACACAAGAAAAATTTAATGAGTATAATTCTTTATCAATGAACATAAAACCAGTAAGAGGACTGTTAATGATATTTCCTAGTTATCTAGCTCACTCTGTACATATAAATCGTAGTGATAAAGATAGGCTTGTAATATCTTTTAACTTAAAATGATGTCTATATAAATAGTAATATACTCTAAATTAATAGGAAATTTGAATGGCAACAATACAAAATCTTACAGTCGACCAGGACGCTGACTTTACACAAACTTTAACCATTAAAGACTCTACTGGAACTGTTGTCGATATATCAGGACAAACAGTTACAAGTAAGATGAGAAAAACTCATCTGTCATCAAGTGCAACTTCATTCACTACTGCAATTGTAAGTGGTACTGATGGTACATGCTCAATCACACTAACAGATACAGTAACCGCTGCTTTGACGGAAGGTAGATATGTGTGGGATTTAACAACAACTACTAGTGGTGGACTAGTTACAAGACGATTAGAGGGAAGAGTTACAGTAACTCCTAGTGTAACTCGATAAGTTATGCAATCAACTCAACACTATATTGACAATGAAAGAAATTTCATTTCAAATATTGGTCAAAAACAACCAACAGAAGTAATAGAATTTAAAACATCTATTCTGCCTATTGTTGAGCAGGTTGAAATTGATGTTGATATAGAAAAAGAAATCACACAGTTACAAGAAGCAAAGATGAATCAAGGGATTCAGAAAGTTGTTCCTGTAAATTTTGATGCAGAATTAGGAAGTTTTTTTTCTTCTATCGCACAAGAAAAAGAAGAACTTCAAGAAAAAGTAAAAAAAGAAGCAGTTAAAATTTCTGGTTTAGAAGATTTATTTAAACAATTATCTTCTGTAAAGAAAAAGAAAGTAGTTAAAAAGAAAAAGGCTTTATTAGTAGAACCAGAAAAGAAAAAGAAAGTACTACTTGTTGAACCAGAAAAGATAGAAGAGCCTGTAATTGAAGAAGTCGTTGTTGAAAAGACGCCTGAAGAAATTACAATAATAGATAAAGTGTCAAAGCAACTTTCTGAAATGCAAGTTGCAACAGAATTAGATAAAGATAAGATTAAAGGTTTAGAATCGATTGATTCATTAGATAAGCTTAAAACAGAGTTTCTAAATTTTAAAGATATTGTTGCCAGACAAATGGGAACAATCGGTGGTGGCGGTGAAGTTCGTTTAGAATATTTAGATGATGTTCAAAAAAGTACTGCTGTTGTAGATGGCAAATTTTTAAAGTATAGTTCTTCTACTGGTAAATTTATTGGTGCTGATGCAAGTCCTACAGAATTAAGTGGTGTTACTGCTGGAACTATTACTGCAAGCAAAGCTGTTGTTGTAGATTCAAATAAAGATATTGATGGATTTAGAAATGTTACAATAGAAGGTAATTTAACGGTTGAAGGAACAACAACTACAATTGATTCAACGACAATAGAAATTCAAAATTCTTTTAAATTTGAAGGCGCAACTGCTGATTCTTATGAAACAAATTTGACAACTGTTGACCCAACAGCTGATAGAACAGTCTATTTGCCAAACGCAACTGGTTATTTACCACTATTAAGTGCCGCAAGTACAACTGTTATTACAGCGACTCCGACAGAATTGAATTATGTTGATGGAGTTACAAGTGCAATTCAAACACAATTGGACACTAAAACAACTAAAGCCTTTGCAATCGCTCAGGCTGTCGCATTAGGATAATACTAAATAGTAAGATAAAGGAAAAACAATTATGGCAACTCCAAGTACAAGAGAAACATTAAAACAATACTGTCTAAGAAACTTAGGTAAACCTGTTATCGATATTAATGTTGATGACGACCAAGTAGAAGATAGAATTGACGAAGCACTACAATACTTTGCACAGTACCATGTTGATGGTGTTGAAAGAATGTATTTAAAATATCTGGTAACATCAGCTGATATTACTCGTATGACTACTGACGCTTCTGAATCAGTAACAGACAACTCTGTAACAACTGCATGGAAACAAAGTGCTAACTTTCTTGTTGTGCCATCTTCAGTTATTTCTGTTGTCAATGTATTCCCATTATCAGACAGAGCAAATCTAAACATGTTTGATGTAAGATATCAACTAAGACTAAATGACTTATACGATTTCTCATCAACAAGTATCGTTCACTATGAAATGACAATGAAACACTTAGATTTTCTTGACCACATATTAGTGGGCGAGAAACCAATGAGATTCAATCAACTATCAAACAGATTATATCTTGATTTAGATTGGGGAACTGATATTACTGCTGGTGAATACTTAATCTTTGAAGTTTATCGTAAAGTAGACCCTACAACCTATACAGACATTTATGATGACATTTATTTAAAGAGATATTTAACTGCACTTATTAAAAGACAATGGGGTCAAAACTTATCTAAATTCTCAGGCACAGCGATGCTCGGTGGCGTAACGCTTAACGGACCTGAATTGTTTTCTTCTGCGATTGACGAACAATCAAAATTAGAAGAAGAAATCAGACTTAATTATGAAGAACCACCACATATGCAACAAGGATAACTAAATGCCAACTAATGTCTATTTTGACACAGGCACCACTTCAGAACAAAGATTATACGAAGATTTAATAATCGAACAACTGAAGATATATGGCCAAGATGTCTATTATCTACCAAGAAAAGTAGCGAACAAAGATACTATCTTTGGCGAGGATCCTGCGAGCTCGTTTGATGATTCATACATCATAGAAATGTATGTTGATAATTCTGACGGCTATATGGGCGAACAAGAGATTATTAAGAAGTTTGGTTTAGAATTAAGAGATGACATTCAGTTTACAGTTTCTAAGTTAAGATGGGAAACTCTCATATCTAACAATGCAGATTTAGTTGAAGAACGCCCACAAGAAGGCGATTTAGTTTACTTCCCAACAACAAACAAATTCTTTGAAATTCAATTCGTAGAACACGAAGCGCCATTTTATCAACAGAGTGCGTTGCCAGTTTACAAACTATCATGCACAACTTGGGAATATTCTTCAGAAAGGCTCGACACAGGCATTACTGTTATTGACCAGACAGAAGATGACTTGTCAGTTGATACAATGCAATTCCAGTTTGCATTAGAAAACGAAACTGGTTCATTCGTATTAGAAAGTAGTATTGGGGCGATTGATTACTTTGTTAATGAATCATTCACAATGGCAACTCAACAACCTTCTGATATGGGACAAATATTTGAAACACAGGCAGGCACAAATACTTCATCCACTGCTGACGATATATTAGACTTTAGTGAAAGAAATCCATTCGGGGAGGTTGACGACTACTAATGTTTGGAGAACACTTTTACCATAAACAAATTCGCAATACTGTAATTGCGTTCGGTACGATATTTAATAATATCAATATCAAACGCTTGGATTCTAGCGGGAATCCTGTACAGAACATAAAAGTACCTTTGTCGTATTCGCCAAGGGAAAAATTTATTGCACGATTAGAACAACAAGCAAATTTAACTGGAACAGATTCAAGTGTGGCTATTACTCTACCTCGTATGGCTTTTGATATTACTGGTTACAGTTATGATGCTTCTCGTAAATTGAATAAGAATCAAAAACGAGGCGTTGTTACAACAAATGCGGATACAACAAAACTGAATACACAATACTCACCTGTGCCTTATGATGTGAGTTTTCAGTTAGGCATTTTTACATCTAATTCAGATGACGGCCTACAGATTGTTGAACAGATACTACCATATTTTCAACCAGATTACACAGTAACAATGATTGAAAATTCTACAATGGACACAAAGAGAGATATACCTTTTATATTAGAGAATGTTGGTTATGATGATTCGTATGCAGGCGATTTAACAACTACAAGAAGAATCGAATATACGCTAAACTTTACTGCAAAGATATATCTATACGGTCCAATAAGCACATCTGCTATTATTAAGAAAGTATCAGCTGATTTATATACTGATTCGTCTGACCAGAGTCCTTCTCGAAATGAGAGAGTTACAGTACAACCAAATCCAACAAGTGCAGATAAAGACGATACATATACATACACAACAACATTATCTTTCTTTGATGACGGCAAAAACTATGACGAAGAAACAGGCAATGATGTTTAAATAAAAAAGGGTTTTTAATATGAGTTCTATTGATGATAAACTAAACGAAGTTTTAAATATAACACCTGAGGTTATCGAATCCTCAGAGATTTCCACAACTCAAAAAACACAGCTGGCAGTTCCTGAAGATAAGGACGCAGAAATCGACTTTGATACAGGTCGTGAGAATCTATATAAGATGCTAGATAAAGGAAATGATGCAATAGATGGCATACTAGCACTAGCGAAAGAAGGAGAACATCCTCGTGCGTATGAGGTCGCAGGACAACTCATAAAAACGGTTGCAGATGTATCTAAAGATTTGATGGCAATGCAAGAAAAACTCAAGAAACTCAAAGAGGTACCGAACACAGGACCTAAAAGTGTTACAAACGCATTGTTTGTAGGCTCTACCACCGAATTAACAAAACTATTAAAGGAGAAGAAATAATGAAAGTATTATGCGTATTATATGATGACCCTAAAGGCGGAATGCCAGATAGTTATCCACTAAGCGATTTGCCTAAAATAGACAAATATCCTGATGGAATGACACTACCAAATCCTAAAGGAAGAGATTTTGTGCCTGGTGAATTATTAGGTTGTGTGTCAGGCGAATTAGGTCTTAGAAAGTTTTTAGAAGATAGAGGACATACACTAGTGGTTACATCTGATAAAGATGGCGAAGGATGTACAGCTGATAGAGAATTGGTTGACGCTGATATTGTTATATCACAACCATTCTGGCCTTACTATGTAACAAGAGAAAAGATGGAATCAGCGCCTAATTTAAAAATGGCGATTACTGCTGGTATCGGTTCAGACCATGTTGATTTACAGGCTGCTATGGACCATAACATTGATGTTGTCGAAGTAACTTATTGTAATTCAAGGTCTGTTGCAGAACATATCGTTATGCAGATTTTGGTTCTAGTTAGAGATTTTACTACTCAACATAACATTGTGAATGAAGGCGGTTGGCATATTGCTGATGCAGTTTCAAGGTCTTATGATGTAGAAGGTATGCATGTTGGCACAATAGCTGCTGGTCGTATCGGTTACGATATGTTAAGAAAGATGCATCCGTTTGATGTACATCTGCACTATTTTGACAAACATAGATTAAGCACAGAACAAGAACAAGAATTAAATTTAATATATCACGATTCAGTTGAGTCTTTAGTTGCAGAGTGTGATGTGATTAATATCAGTTGCCCACTTCATCCTGAAACAGAACATCTATTTGATGACGAGATGATTGCAAAGTGTAAAAAAGGTGCTTATATTATCAATACTGCACGAGGTAAAATTTGTGATAAAGATGCTATTGCTCGTGCATTAGAATCTGGCCAGTTAAGCGGATATGCAGGTGATGTTTGGTTCCCACAACCGGCACCAAATGACCATGTATGGAGAACAATGCCTCATCATGGAATGACACCACATACTTCAGGTACTTCTTTATCAGCACAAACAAGATATGCTGATGGAGTTAGAGAAATACTAGAATGTTTCTTTGATGAAGAAGCGTCAATTCAAGGTCCACCAA